TACGCATACGTTCTGTATCGTTAGTCCCAAAAAGCATATTTGTATTTTCATGTTGATGAATAATTGCATTTTGACTTCCATCAAGACCGATATTTAAACCATCATTTACTGTTGCTCCTGTACTATTATTTGTAAATGTAAGTTGGCATCTTGTATTGTTTGCTGACTCGTGTATATGTAAATCTTCCGTTGGTGCTGCTACCCCAATTCCAATTTTTTCGTTACCAGCATCTACATAAAATAAATTAGCTTCTGTATCACCTTCAATTCTAAAATCTACATCAGCACCAGTTTCATTAAATACGGTTGTTGTTCCTAAACTTAATCTCTCTACTCCACCAGTATCTAATGAAATTGCATCAGTAGCAAATTCTAAAAAGGTATCTGTATCTCCTGTATGAATAAGTTTATCTGTTATTTTTAATCCATCTGAATCAACTCTTAATCTTTCCGATCCTCCAGTCTCTACTGAAAAAATATCAGTACCAGGAAATCTTATCTTTGTATCACTATCTCCATTATGAATAATACTGTCAGGAATAATTAAATTACCAGAAGAAATTGTTAAACCATTACTATCAGTATTTGCAATCTCAGTAGCGTCAGCAACAAACCCTATACTTCCACCACCTTTTCTGTAGAGGCCGGTGTTTTCATCTCCAATAAAAGTAATAGAGGGAGCCCCCAAACTACCTGCAGGGAAGTTACCACCTGCATTTAGGTAATCAGCAGTCGCATATATTATTCCAAAAAACGCATGCCCATTTGTAGGAGCAGAACTAAAAACTATATTTGTACCAACTAAATTAAATCCTGAAGATCCAGAAGGATCAGGTTCCTGAATAACTCCGTTTACTGATATTAAAACTTGCTGAGGTGATTTTGGAAAAGGAACTGGAGCAGAACCAGCTACTTGTAATGCAAAACTTGTTGTGCTTCCGTTAAACGAGCTACTGATGTCATCAATTAACCTATAATCGTCAGCGGCACGAATAGTATTTCCAATATATGGCATAGCAGTTTAATCGAGAATCTTCTTAGTATCTCTGTTTATTTTAAGCTCAGTAAATATGAGGATTTAAGAGTTTGGTCCAGAAGTAGATGGTTGACTCGGCCATGTTACATCTGTAATTTCTGTATAAGTTTGAGGAATATCTCTTAAATTTTGTCTATAAGCAGACCATTGAGCCTGATCTACACTACAACCAGGGATTACTGTCCAATCTGTAGATTTTAAAATATAATCTCTTTTTGTTCTAATATTTACCCAAGTAGAATCATCTAATTCTAAGACTTTCTCACCATAAACTATCACTTCGATTGCCTCAACTTTAGCTCTGAGGCTTTCAAAATTATCAGATAAAGTTACAAGATCGTTATTTACTGATAATCCCATTTTAGGTCTGTTCTAGATAACTTACAGCTACGTCAATAGCACTGGCTGTATCTGTTCTTATTCTTAAAACATCACTAGATTCCATTATTACTTTTGATCCACTAATTAATTCAAGAGAAGATCCTGCTGGTATTGGTGCGTTTCTTAAAAGAAATACATCATCTCCTGTATTGGTAACTAAAAAAACATCAACATCAGCACTAGCTCCAGTTTTATTTGAAACTAAAATGCTCAAAAGAACTAATGTAGCAGAGCCTCCAGCTGATAGGACATTTGCATTTGTGCTTGTATGTGCGTCTGTTACACAACTTGATTTTGTATCGACTTTGAAGGTGTTTGCCATATTATCCTAAAGCAATAATTAATGCTAAGTTTTCACCGGAATCAAATCTTCCTGTAACTGATAAATCCCCATTAACTTGGACATTACCAGTAAAGGTAGCAGCTCCATTAGAATCTATTGTAAGACGGCTAACTCCTCCAGTTACCAAAGCAATTTCATCTGCAGCTGGACTTATTAATCCAGTATTAGGATCTCCAGCAAATTTAAGAGCACAAGCTGTTGTTGCTCCTCTTTCAAGTTGTGAATTAGATCCATCTTGTCTAAGTAAAGGGTATCCACCATTTTGAACAGCGTCATGTATAACAACTGTCTTTAAAGAGGTATCTACCGTGACCTCTCCATCAGCACCTTTAAAGCCAGTGTGCTCAGCTGTTGTTCCTCTTCTAAATTGAACTTGGGTTGCCATAATACTATCCTAATGCCACTGCTATTGCAGTAGCAAAACTTTCAGTTGCTATAGTCGAATCTACAGCCACTGTTACTGTGTTTCCAGAGGCACTAGTGTCAATGCCTGTACCTCCAGACAGCTGTAAAGCTTCAGAATCTAAATCAATTGCAATAGTTCCAGAATCTGTAGTTACATCAAGATCTTCTGCTGTTACTTGAGCTTGAACATATGCTTGAGTCGCAATAGTACCATTTGAATCTGGAACTACTAAAGTCCTTGTAGTGCTGCCTGTTATAGAGGAGCAGTCTAAAGCTAATATTTTCGTATTATCACTATTATTTCTGACTCTAAATCCACTGTCATTTGTTACTACAGCAGTAGAAGTTACTGAAGCTAGTCCAGTAAATGTTGTAGCACTCGCTCCTAAAGCTACAGCTGTGCTTCCTACTGTCACTGTACTGTTAGCTAACTGAGCGTTTGGAATTGAACTGGTAGTAAATTGTCCAGTACCACTGTTATAAGATAATCCAGAGCCAGCAGCTACACTTAGAGATCCTAATAAAACTACAGTTCCAGCAGCATCTGGAAATGTAATTGTTCTATCTGCAGTTGGATTTGTAACCGTTAATGTTGTCTCATTAGCATCAGCTCCACTTCCTTCAAAAACTATATTTCCGCTTGCAAGTGTTATTGCGTTAGCTGCATCAGCAGAACCAGATATTAATGTAGTTCCAACTAAAGTTGTTGAAGTTAAAGAAGATAATCCAGCAAACGTAGTTACTGTTGCTCCCAAACTTACTGCGGTTGATCCAATAGTTACAGCAGAGTTAGCTAAATTACTGTTAGCAATTGATGATGCTGTAGATAATATTGTTCCAGTTTCATTTGGTAAAGTAAGAGTTTTATCTCCACCAGATGCATCTACAGCTGTTAATATTGTTTCATTTGCATCAGCAGTTGATCCTTCAAAAGTAATATTTCCACTAGCTAATGTTATAGCGTTTGCGGCATCAGCCACACCAGATATTAAAGTTCCAGAAGCTAAAGAAGTTAACCCAGCTATTGTTCCTAGTGTTGCACCTAGAGAAACAGCAGAGCTACCAATAGTAACTGCTGAATTAGCTAGTTGACCATTTGGTATTGCACTTGTTCCAAACTCTCCTGTTCCTGAGTTATATGTTAATCCTGATCCAGAAGCTACACTTAAATGAGCCCTGGCTTCAGCAGCAGATGGTCCTACATATGTAATTACTCCTGTGGAATTATTATATGCAAGACTCCCATCTCCTCCACTATCAGTTACAGATACAGCAGCTCTAGACCTTGCGTTGGTGTAATAAAGATTTGTATTTTCTGTTAAATCTGCAGTTGTATTTCCAGCAAAATCTAATTTATCAGAAGAAGAATTTAACTCCTGAAATAAACCTGAAACTAGAACAAGTGCCTTTCTTGTTGCCATTTTATATTCCGATACAATTCAAAAAATAAATTATTGAATTGTTAGTTATTTCTATTTTACGTCTAGTAAACTGTCAGCTAAGTTGTATAGGAGGCTCGACTTTTATAATAAATTGACCAGTAGATCCTGCTTCCCCAACTCTAGTTACAAAATGTCCAGCGGTCGTTGGAGGGCTAGTAGCTATAGCACCTGCTGAAGCAGCAGATAAAAAATATAAATCTCCAGTATTTAAACCAGCTGTAGTAACTATTCCTCTTGTTAAAACTCTTACTTCTGATCCAGAAGACTTTGTAGTTTCTACTATTCCGGCAACTTTAGCTTTATCAAAAGTATCATTAGCAATAGCTTTACCTACGAATCCATCACTTGATCTTGAATAAACTGCATCTCCCTGTGTAACATTTTCAAAACAGGTCGTTACATATCCAGTTACCTTAAACACCGTTTGACTTGGCATGGTAGATTTTAAATCTATAAGTGCCTCAGTAAGACCTTGAGCATTAGCCTGATAAGGAATGTAATTTTCTACACTAGACATTAACTTAATTTAATAGGTGGTTCAATTTGTATTGCTAAAGTAGTTGTAGTGGCAGCTTCTCCTAATCTAACAACAGCCTGTCCAGCACTAGATGGAGGAGTCAAAGTTATAGCACCAGCCGTACTTGGTGAAAGAAAATATAGATCACCTGCATCCAAACTTGACATAGTTTTGAGTCCTACAACAATAACTTTCACAGTCGTATTTGCATTTGCCGTAGCATTTGCAAAACCAACAACAGTAGCAGCTTCAGATGTACCATCTGCTGCAGTTGCTTTTCCTACTTGACCATCAGATGTTCTCATATATAAAGCATCTCCTTCAGTAACATTTTCAAAACAAGTTGCATCAAAACCAACTTGTAATGGTGCAAAACTAGGAAACCCCTCTTTTAAATCTATAACTGCATCACATAATCCTCTGTAATTAGGTTCATATGGTTCACGAGTCATCGTAAAACTATTTGCTATCATCAAGTCTCTTAAGACTGCAATAGCTCCTTGTATATTAGGTTCGTAAGCAGTTGACATTTTTATCTCTGTACTAATATATATTTTAAACTGTGCCTACCATTATAATAGAAGTATGGAACCACAAGTAATAGCTGCAATCATTTCTGGAAGTATCGGTGCATTTGCTGGTATATCTAGAGCTTTGGGTAATTTTAATAAAAAATTAGATAGAAAATTTGATAGAATTCAAAGAGATGTTGATGAATTAAAAAATAGTGTTATTCATGATTATGTTTTAAAAGAAGATTTCTTAAGAGAAATGCAAGGTGTTCATTCAAAATTAGATAGAATTTTAGATCATCTTCTTAATCACAATTAAACATTAACCCAACTAGAACTCGAAGCTAAATATATTTTTAAAACACCACTACCACCTCCAGCTGTATCCCAATGAAGTTGTCCATCTATAGGATTAGCTGGTTGTCCTGAAGAAACAGATGCCACTGCTTTTACAGATTGAAATGCTGATCCATCATATATTTTAAATATTTGAGTACTTGCTGTATCAAGCCAAGTTTCTCCTTTACTTAATGATGTGAAACCAGCAGCCGAAGTATTAGGTGCAGTACTTCCAATATGAACAGGACCAACTTTTATTAAACCTGTACTTGGAGAAGCAGTATTATCTGCAAAAAATAATCCTGGACTTGTACTGTTATTATTTAAAGCTAATTCTCCAGCTCCTAATCTAACTGGGAAAGGTCTATCATTTGCTGTACTCGATCTACGAGTTTGAATTTGAACTGCCATAATTAACTCTCTACATTTAAATATAAACCTGCATCTACTACTGTATCCTGATCAGTATCTGGACTATATGTACTTGCATCAAGATTACTAGTGGTTGCAGCGGAGTCTACTAACTCTCCATTTATATAATCGCCTGAGTTAATCAAACCTGATTCAAAAGCATCAGTAAATTCAATTAATGGTTTATTAACTATTCCAAATTTTATATCGTCTAAAACAGTAGGAGCTTTATTAAATAATTTATTGACCATTGAAAGCAATCTGTTTGTAGTATTTAATGATTGTCCATCTCTATCTAAATTACCTTTTGCATCTCTTTTCAAACTATCAGTCAAGGTCATAGCAATAACCGAAGGATCAAAATTTGCTACATTTTGATTATTATTAAAATTACCAATAACTTCTTTAGTTCCTTCCCATTTTGTAGATCGATTATATAAAGCAAAAACTTCAACAGCTTCTTGCATTTTTCTTTTTTCTTTTGCCCATCTCTTCTCCCAATTTTCGTAACCTTTTCCTATAGGTTTATCATTTGGTTCAAGTAACCATGCTCCTACATATTCGTGTTTCTTTAAGTTTTCAACTGTTACATATCCACTAGTGGTTTCAGAGAAAGGATAAACAACTAAAAAACTATTAGGATTAGGAACATCAGTGATTGTATATTCTCCTGAAATAGCATTTCCACTTGTAAAATTTAATTGAATTTTATCGTTTTTATTTAAATTATGATTCTCAAAATTTACAGTTATATTTACTCCAGCTTGAGTGTACTTAGCTGCTAATTTAAGTGGCTCATTACCTTCATCGTGAAGAAGTGACCACATTGCTGCGTAAATATGCTTGCACCAACGTAGTTGATAATAGAGAAGATTTTGAAAAGAAAACTCTTTTTCATCTTCATATTCTGGTAGTTGATAAAAATTATTTATAGTTACATATCCTAGATCTCTAAAGGTACCTGGAATATCTCTTTCAGTTGATAAAGTTCCATCTGGTTGTAATACATTTCCAGGTTTTGTATCTCTTAAAGCTGTAACAGGAAACTTCTCATGATTTTTTTGACTAAATAAATCATAACTATCTCTTCTAGAGAAATCTTGACAAGAACAATTCCATCTTAATTCAGTTGTTAAATATCTACCTACTGCAAATCCTCTATGAGCTGGTACGGTTGTTTTAGCAATTGTATCAACAGTTTTTGCTCCATAGCTATCGGCTTTTTGAAATATAATTTCATTAGTATCTGCATCAGATCCAGTAACGGTATATCCAACATAATCGTCATATCTGAATCCTCTTAATAATCTATTTAATTTAAGATTTCCAGAAGTTGTTCCACTAGTTATTGTTGTGACTTTGAACTCAGTTGTGGAGGTAACTTCAATTTTGTATCTACCAGATGGAACATTACCAGTGCTTACATCTAAAAACACTTTATTATCTGTAGATAAACCATGAACTGAACTACAAGTTACTGTAACTTCAGATCCAGATCTTGAATATGTTGAAGTAATTCCTGGATCTTTTTCAACAATTCTGTCAGCCATTCTTTCTCCTGCTAAGAATGCAACTTCTGTAGGTAAAGTTCTTAATTTAACTCTTACAAATCTCCATCTAGTATCATTAAATGCTGTTGAATTATGATAAACAACATTACCTGAAGATGTTAAAGAATTAGATGCTGTAACTGTAAATGTATTCTGAGTTTTACTTACTATTGTTAATGTCTCATCAACTGCACTTCCAGTAGAAATATCTAAATAAACACTATCTCCTGGATATAAACCATGATCAGATTTTGTAACAACTAAAGATGTACCACTTTGAGCGTAAGTAGCACTTACTGAAGGTGCTAAATATCTAACTTCAAGTATTGGTAATCCAAATTCATAGAAACTAAATCCATCTGTATCTCTCATTCCACATATATGTTCACCTAATTCCTGATTTGTAGAAGGAAAAGTAAATATTCTTGCTGGAATAAAAACTCCAGGAAATTGTTGAAACGTAAAAAATAATCTATAGTCTCCTCTTCTATCTCTTTCTTTAGAAGTAGAACCTAATATCTGTTGTGTAAATGTATATAATTCATATCCTCTTCTCCATCTTGTCCATAAAGAATCTTGATTATAAAATTTAACTTCACTTTCTAAAGCATAACCATCAGATCCTCTTGGATATACACTAGGCTCTTTCGGTTTATTTTCAAATTTTTTAAACTTTTTCTTAAAATCAAAATCTGATGATTTATCAAACCCTTTGATTTCGAATGCCATTGTGCTTAATAGAAACCACCTTGAACATTACAATAGAAACCATTTGTTAAAGCAGTTGCTCCACTAGCAGCTACATATAAAGCTTGTCCTCTCTTCAACATTAATCCTCTTTGCTTAGGTGCTATCTCATTATTTGCACTTCCAAAGTTAGACCCAGCTTGAACTGTTGGATGATTTATAAAAGGTAAAACTTCATTTAGAGTACAACTGTAAGATTGCTGACTGGAATCAATACTTGCAACAAATAAAGGGAAAAATTGGTTTATATTAGTTATTGTTCCAGAATTTACAAGATAAAAACAAAAATCAGTAGGTAAAGATATATCCACGTTTCCTGTAATTGTTCCTCCTAAAGATGGAATAGTTACATCAAAAGTAGTACTTGTGAAATTAACTGTATCTAAAACTGTAAATTCATCATCTTTTGGAACCGTTCCTGAACTATAAGTTTTAAAATCTAAAAATACTTTTTGACCTATCTCTAAATTATGTCCTGTACCTAGAGTAACTGTACAAGTAGTGCTGTTTGCAGAATAAGTTCCTGTTGGAGCAGTTACTGCATCTATTGTTTGTATTACTTTCTTTGTATATCTAAAAAATATCTCATCTATATATGCTCCACTGATAGCAGTATCTGTTAAGGCTGAGTCAACATCAAATATTTTTGTAGCATTACCAACCGCTGTAGGAATTAAACTTGTTAAAAAAGATTGCCCTGATGAAACCGTACATAATGTGGAGGCGGTTGCTGGGCGATCCACCATTAATGGTTGTTTGTTTGAACTACTGCTTGACACTTTTACTTTCTGAGAGGCTTAGTTTAATTATATAGGAAGGTTTTTTTCCTATTTTTCTTCTTTTTTACCTTTTTTACTTCTAGCTTTATCTAGAGCTTCTTTACGTTTTTCTTTATCAGACATTTTTTCCCCACTACCATCTTCTTTCTTTTTATTTTTATTCTTAAAATATTCAAGAAGTTGAGGAGGCATTTTTCCTTTAGCCATCACTTTGCTCCATTCTAGATACAGGTACAGAAGATACAAAACGATCAGGTAAATAATCTCCTCTTACAGTAGGTTTACGCATGTAATCCCTTTCTGCAGTGAAGATATCTACTCTTCGATCTCCTGCCATTCTAGTACGACCTCTACTTTCAGCAAATGGATTTTTTTGTGCTCTTTCTCCTCTTCCATAAATATTTTTATCTCGCCTCAAGCCTAATGTATAACCAAGAGCTGTTGTAGGTAAAACAGACATTTATAAAGCAGCTAAGCTAAATGTTACTGTCGCAGAATTATCTCCTCCAGATTCACTTACAAATACAGGTTTTATAAATTTTACTGGTCTTCCAGAAACACTATATGAATAAGAACCATTAGAAGTTATCGTCTGAGCTCCAATGATTGGTGCATAATTAGTTCCATCAATACTTCCATCTAAACGCACAATCACATTTGTATCTATTGCAGCTACAGTCACAATCAAAGTATAGTTTTCTGTAGCAAAGAAGTTATTTTCAACTACTTGTAATACTGAACCATCTCCTGGTGCAGTTAAAGTTGTATCATTTAAAAATATTGTGTCTTGAAAATGGTTTAATGCCATTGTAAATTTACATTCCTTTTCTTAAGAATAACAGGGGGAAATGTTCTTATCTGTGGTTAGTTTCTAAAAATAACCGTGTCCCTACAGCTACATCAGCTGGTCCTGGAAGAGCTTGTATAAACTCTGCACCTTCTCTATTAAATCGATATCTAGCCTGTGCTGGATTCCGATAATTTGGAACATATAAATGCATTGCCAGTCTATCAGTCTCATAAATGTATATTTCTGTCCAAGTCTTTAATGTCTCACGAAAGTCTGAAGTTGAAACTGTACGGTCAACATCTCCAAGAATACTTTCTATTCTATTTTTTGGAATTGTATTGTTATTAATACTTCCAGTCATATCTGTTCTTTTCTCTGCCTCATCACATCTACTTATCTGCTCAACAATCTTACTTACCCAGAAAGAATCCTGAACATTATTAACTGCTTCTTCAAGTCTAGCTTGATCACCAGCTGGTATAGAAGTTAAGTTATAACCTAAATGCCAACGTATTTTTGATTGTACAAAGGTATCGAGCTTCATTCAAACAAGTAAAATTTACCTGATATTAGTCTACTCTTACTAAGTTCTCACCGAAAATTGCATCCCAATCAATTCTTTTAATTCCTTTTAATTGTTCAAGTTTTGTATACCTTTCTCCAGTCATCGTTGTTTGCAGATCTTTAATATCTCTGGCAGTTTTTAAACCAACTCCTGGGAGTGTATCTGCAATTTGACGAGCACTTGCAGTATTGATATTTAAACGTCTATCTACTGGGAAAGTTTCTCTACTTGTAGGTTTTGCAGTCTTATCTCCAGTTGCCTGTAATTCTGCAGTGAGTCTTTCCTCTGTTTTAATCTTTTCATTTGTAGCTTCTAAATGAGGAATCAAATCATCTTCATGTACATAATCTACTTCGTCATTAGCATTCATGACCATGTAGACTCCATCACCATGTTGAGATATCTTTTCAACTAATCCGCCTGTTACCTTGTGTTGATATAACATAATAAAAAATGTTTTCCTAAATTTAGCTTACCCTAATTAACTTTTATTGACAATGAAAAAGCGAGCCATAAAGACTCGCCATTTCAATCTAATTCTTAAAATATGAATTAAGAATCTGTTCCGCCTACTTGTGAAGCAAAGTCCACGAAGGAAGAAACGTCACTCCAAGCAACAGTTGCTGCTGGACGTAAGTAGTTAACTCTACAAAGGATGTAAGCTGCTCTACCAGCAGTTGAATCGTCAGCTGAGATAAATACACCATCACCATTAACTGAAGTACCAGTAATAGCATCGACGTTATAAACTTTAAAAGTTGTGTCGGCTGTCACTTTGTACATCATGGAATTTGCAGCATCAGCTCTTTCGATTGTTGATGTTACAGATGTCCAGAATGGAACGTCACCAGTTGTTGTATCCCCTGCACCTTGAAGGAACAGTGAATTTGCTGCAGTTATAGAACTAGAAGCAGCAGCATTTCCTAACAATTGAGTAGCTGGAACACCAATTGGTGAGCCACTATTATCAGGACCAAGTAGTAGAAGCTCGCCAGTTGTACCACCGAGGTCTGCTGTTATTGGAGATGCTGGGAAAGAAGGAAGACCACCTGAAGGATCATCCTGTGCAATTGCTATAGAAGCTCCATAAACATATGAAGGTCTAGCTGCACTTGCATTGACCACTAAACTTGTGCGGTCATCTCTCACTCTGTCACCTACTCTTCTATCTGGAGAAGGTACAGTAATACTAAAACTCTTGAAACTAGCTTTATCAGCTGCTACGTTAGTTACTTTTACATAACCAATCTGTTCAAAAGCTTCAATTCCAGGCCAACCAAATACACCTTCATGGTTAAATGAGGATAATTTGTTGATCTGATTTCCAGGTTGCAGTATTGAACCTGCGTCACTCTTGTAAGTTGCCATTAGATAATACCTCCTATTACTCTGTAATTGTGAAGGCAGTGGTAATGAAGTCCTTATTCAAGTTCGC